ATGTTGCTTAACTTTAAATCGTTTTGCTATTCTAGAGGTAATTTTTTTAGGATTGTCACCTCTGATAACTGATTGGGTTAATGTTGTTTCAAGCTCTTTCACAAGCTGAGGTCTGTGAGAACCCCAAATTCTTTCACTAAAATTACTTCCGTCCGGTGTCCAGGGTTTATGTATATATTTCTCTATTAATTTTGTGTCTAATTTAGTAAAGCTGCTTCCTACGCCTAACCCTTTTTGTATTTCATAGATAGAGCGGTAATAAGTATCTTGATATATGTCTGTCATAAGCCGGCTTATATCATCTATTTCATTACCCATTAATACTTCAACCTGGTTTTGCATTTGTATCCTAAGACTTTCAAGCCTATTAATATGTACTCTTGCGCTAGCGTTTTCCAATTGCTTAACCCAACGTTGATTTAAAGCGTTTTCCTTACCATTCTGTATATACTCTTCCACTGTCCATTTAAATTCCTTTAATTCTTTGGTGGTCAACAGTCTTTTTGCTTCTGTCAAGGTTATTTTATTATTTTCTGCAAAACGCATATACCAATTATTTATATCATCTGTTATCGTTTGAATTGCACCGTTGTATTGCTTTTCAAGATTATGAAAATATTCAATGTTTTTATCGTTTTGAACTTTTTCAAGAAATAAAAAACGCTTTGACCAATAGTCGCCGTTGCGTTTAATCATTTCTTTAATTTTTTTATTCTGCATTTCCTATATCACCGCTTTCACCTCTTAACCGTCCAATCGCTCCGGTATAATCGTCAACAAGCGTTTCGTTATATTCTTCTTTTACCCTGTCTAACTCTTTTTGTACGTCATCTATCCAGGGAACTTGTGAAATTAATGTTCTTTGTGAAATTTCAACGCCTAACCCTTGTAACATTGTCATTATTTCACTTTCGTTCATCATCATGTCACGGTTGAATATAAATTTAACTTTGTTATTAGTATAGTCTTTTCCTGTGGTGTTATATAAATACATGTTTACAAACCATAACAATTCTTTTAAAGACCGTTGAAATTCTAACTCCATTCCGTTAGCGTCAAGGTCAATATCGTTATATATACTCTGTATGTTCATCTGGTTTGCGTTACCGCCTAACCTATCATCTTTAGCGTCATAACTCATCGCATTTTCTATTAACGCCTTTTTCAACTCGTCTAAAATAGCCTTATAATTAGAACTGTCAACTTTAACTTCTAGCGTATCCACTTTCCCATCAATACCAGCCACAGAACGAATTTTAACAGCACCATATTGAGCTATATTATGTCGAAACTCAGCCAAATCTGTGCCGTCATAATTTAATAAAACGTAAATAGTATTATACGGGTCCTGCAACATGTTATCTTCAAAATTAGACATAATCATGTTTATTGCGTCCTGTATTGACTGCACTCTATCTAACAACGGCTGTTCTTCATAATTATATTTAAATGGTATTAGTGGTATTCTGTCCCAACTTAACGATATGGTATTATTCTCTTTATCTTCATAAGTCAAGTAAGGTTTAGGGTCGTGTTCCGCATCAGGTACCAGCCTTCCATTTTCGTATATATAATATTCAATACCATTTGGCAGGAATATATCAACATGTTCAACATCTTTTTCGTTTTCTCCCTCATATGTAGGCACAACGTACATTCGGCACGCCATATCTACACATCTATGTTCATCTTCACTCCAAAACGGTAACATCTCATAACCTGAATATATTTTAGTGGCAAATTCTCCTCTATCATTGATGTATGGATAAATCCACGATATGCCACAATTTAAGGCGTTTTTTGCCGTCTGTTTAAGTTTTGCATGGAAATTCTCGTCGAATATTTTATTTAACTCATCTGCGTATTGTTCTTCATCTGTATCAATAGCTATAGGTCTGCCACACAAAAAATTTGACTTTTGGTCTACCGCTTTTCGATATTGATTATTAACTATTTTCGAGTTTGGCAAATGGTGTTGTGTAGTTACTTGACCGCCCTCATCTATAGAAACTCTTTTTTTATTGAGAATGTCATGCTTGCCGTCGTAATAATCTATACCTTTAAGCATTCTTTTTCTTTTTTTACTATTCTTATATTTTTTTAACTCTAACTCTGCTATTTTCTTCATTGTGGGCGTTTGGTTTGCGCCTTTAGATATAATGTTGATAATTCTTTTTGTTTCGTCGTAAAGGTTAAACATATTATCCTCCTATCATTTAAAACTATACACATCTCCCTCTAATTTGGGAATTACTGCATATCTCATAGCGTCCATTAAGTGATTAAATTTGTCTATAGGCTTATTAATACTTTCTCCGTCCTTCTCGGCGTATGAATAGTTATTAATTTCATTGATGAAATTTTTACATTTAGGGTGAATAATAAAGGTGAAATTCATTAATTTTTGAATGCCATACATTACTTCATTCTTGTATGCCCCCTCTATTCTTGATAGCCCTAACTGTCTAAGCTCTTCGATTGACTGAGGAACAGCGCTATCAGCCATAATTTTTTCTTTTGCGTACCCCATTGATATAACTTTAGGAGCTAATTCCATATTGGTTAAACCTCTTTCGTACAATTCATCGAATACATATATCTCCTTATTTTTTTCATCAACCAACCCACAGAATAAAGCTGATGGGTCGTTAGTATATCCAAAGTCGAGACCAAAGACTGACATAACACCGGGTCTTTTACTTATCTCGTGAACGTCAAAAAACTTTTCAATAAACTTTTTATAAACAAGACCTTTTAAAACTCCCCAGTTACCTAAAGTGTACACATTATGAAAATACGGGTCACTCTCATCTTCCAAGTTTTCAATATCCTGCTCTGTCAAAAATATATTATCTTTATATGTTGTTTTAAGTATTGATACCTTATCATCTTCGTATTTCCTAATATCATCGTTTACCTTACCATCAAAAAAATCATTATATATCCAATGCAGCTTAAATATAGGATTAAAAGCCATTATTATATTTTTTCTGTGTGTTGACGGTCCACGCAAACGCTTTTTAAGCTGTAAGTAATCATCTCTTTTTATTTCTGTAGCTTCTTCTATAAATATTTTGGATATTACCCCGTACTGAGGTGTTACACTTTTAAGTTTTTCAACATCATCAAGACCAGCAAATAATATTTGAGCACGGTTAAATTTATTGGTGATAATCATATCTGACATATTAATGTTATACAAAGTGCTAACTCCCATATTGTATATACACTTTATAATCTCGTTGAATACCGACCTTTTCATCGTCCGTGCGACTTCACGACATACAAGCCAATTACACCCATTCAAATTATCCACAACTATTTTTTGTGCTAAAAAAAATGACTTGCCGCTTGACGACCCGCCATAATATATTTGTGTAAACTGTGGCTTATTAAAATATGGTATATATATCTTATTAGCCTTTATATCAATATTCATTATACTCTTCCATATCTTTATCCGTAGCTGGAGTTATGTTAATTATTATATTTTGGTCTTGTGTGTTATCCTCTGCCGTTGGCTTATCTCTCCATTTATCAGGCTTACGGTTTTTAAGCCAGAATATTTGCGCCGTAGTATCCCCGGGTATATGCTTTATGGTAGTTATGACCTTTTTACCGCCTATACCGTTTTCCTCAACTTTTGTTTCTTCAACCATATAACCTAGCGCTCGTTTAAGCAACGCATTTTCAACTTCTAAATCTACGACCTCTTTTCCCTTTTTTAAGGCCTCCGCAATCTCAGGATACTTTAGTTTCCACTCATACAGTGTACTACAAGCTATTCCTACATTTTTAGCTATTTGTTCATCTATCAATCCGCTCTCGGCCCATTCTCCCAACAATGCTAATTTTTCAGGTTTTAACCACTCTTTATATTTTCCATTTGCCATAACCTCACCATTTTCCCGCATGCTTTAATTGTAATATTGTCTTTAACGCTATTACATCTGGGGGAATATATTTTCTTATTACTTTAATTCTCCCGGTACTTTCATTATTTTTATTTTTTATAAACTCTTTTTCCTCTACTTCAAAACCATAAGCACGTTTTTCTAATGCTTCTTTTAATTTGGAATCTATTCCCACTTGACATTGCACCTCTATCTTATGTATAATGGTGCAGATAGTAATCCCGGGAAGGGCTATCTGCGTTAGAGGTGTACTCTCTGGCGTAGGCGTGGGGTAGTGGCTTACCCCACGTCACCTTAGTTTACTTTTTAGTTTTACCGAATACTTTGTCGTAATAGTTTCTTTTTTCTATATATTCATTTTTCATCAACCCTGAAAACGATGAATTCTTAAAATGTTCATATTCCCCTGCCTTTTGGCTTATTGAATGGAACACTTTACCCGTACCATTTTCACACATTGTCGGAGACGGTACGCCTACATCACCATTTTCAAAATGGTTTATGTTATATCTATTTCCTGTAAATCCATCCAGACCATCTATTCCACAGCAACACAAACTATCACCCATACTTCTAAGCCTATTTTCCCCTGAGTAAAATTTCAATCCGTATTTATGAGCCTGTAATTTCAACTCTTTAAATCTTGGCTCTAATACTTTTAACGGGTAACATATATCACCGCCAACCTTTTCTAATCCTTTTTTGGATTTTAAAAATTTCATACCCTCTACAATAATACCGTAAGCGCCGCATTCAGCGAATCTTTTAATGCTTCTCATAATGCTGTTATGTACTTCTGCCATATATGGCTGTATTCTCACTATTGTGCGCTTATGTTCAGAGAGCTTTTTTATCATTTCCAATCGTCCTTCGAATGGAGGCGCTCCCTCTTCTAATTTGTCATATTCGCTGCAAACAGCAGATATTTGAATGACACAATTACACTTTTTTATCAAGTCCAAATACTCAGGCTCAACAATAATCCTCCCTTTTGTTGATACGATAAACGGATATTGGGTTTCAGCAAATACTTTCAGACATTCAAGCGATGATTTGTATTCTTTTTCTATTGGCTGAAATGGGTCGCTGCAACCGCCCCAATGTAACGGTATATTCCAATCACACCAATTAGTTTCATTGTTTCTGTTACCCTCTATAAATGACCTTAACGCTTTTACCGTCTCATTTTTTGAAATCTCCACTAAATCAGATTTTTTCTCACAAAACAATATTTACACATGTGACTGCAACCCTTGTATGTATCAAATCTTATTGGCACATCACATATTGTTACCTGACTACCGCAACTAGGCACTATTCGCACACCTCTTTTATAATAATATTTGCAAGCTCTTCACGGTCGAGACCGTTTATAGTCTCTTTATATTCATTCGGAAAGACTAAAGTCCTTGTAAATGTTTCTGTGTTGTGTGTACTTTGGAATTCTTCGTCCGACATAAGGTCATCTATATAACTTTCGGATTCAATAAACTCAAATTCTGTTATATCCAAACTTATTTCTTCAAGCTCTTTTTCCAGTTTTTCAAAATCCCATGTCGAATACTCAGCTGTCTTATTATCAACTAGCCGAAATGCTTTAATTTGCTCTTGCGACAAATCATCTGCCACAATACACGGTACAGATTCACAGCCTATTTTTAACGCTGCCTTATACCTTGTATGTCCTGCAACAATTACATTGTCACTATCAATTATAATCGGTACCTTAAAGCCAAAATCCTTTATGCTAGCCGCTACTTTGTCAACAGCTTCATCGTTATTTCTCGGATTATTTTCATATGGCTTAATTTCATCTATTGCTTTATCTATAATTTTCACAACTTATTACCTCCGTTAACATCACAGCCGCCCGCCCCTCAGCAAATTTATGATGTACAATTCCCACAAGACCTAAAACTAAAAGAACCGCCCCAAAAAGGAAAACGGCTCTTAAACAAAAAATATATAAAAGGAGAAATTACTTTGCATACCTTTCATAATACAATTATAACATGTGATTTTCGTATTTTTCGTACTTTTTTAAAAAATTATTATGTTTTTTTCTCGGAACCTGTTCATCACCATTGCCTACTTTAAAAGCAATCTTTTGGAATGTCCACCCCTCAATATATCTGTATCTGAAAATTCGCCTTGTTTCGCTGTCAGCAATGTTGTTAATAAATTCATTCAATGCGTGATATTCGGCTTTTAATAACCCCAACTCTTTTTTTAACATATCACGTGTGTGGTCGCACTCTCCTGTTTCCACTTTCATGTTATGTTTTATGTACGGGAATTCCCTGTCTGACCCCTGCACAATGTCAGAACTTTCAAGCATTTGTATCTGTTCGGCCAATTCCTCAATTTCTGCTTTTAGACTTTTATACTGTTTTAATCTTTCAGCTGTCATAAGATTTATCACATCCAGTTTTATAATAATTCTTTGTCTGTCATATTACTTTTTTATCCATATAGTTTCAGTCCTTTTCCATAGCGCACAAAAACGCAATATTGCAAGCCAAATGCCACAAATGCGGCAGTCCGCTTTCTTCATCTGCACCCAAAGGGTCATTTATGTATGACACAAAGTGTCTGAAAGCCGCGTCTCTGTACCTTTGCGGTTCAACATCTTTCCAGCTGTCACTATCTCCATACTTTTTTGCTCCATACTCTCTTACCATGGCAACCGCTGTAATTATTTCTGTCGGGCACAAGGTAAGTTTCGGCTTTCCTTCGTCATATTTCACTTGACTTCTCCTTCGTTATAGATTTATTTCTCAATAAGTTCTACATCACTTAGTTGCACATGAATAACACAATTTGCGTTTTCGTCATATAGTTCTCCGTCATATTCGATTCTATCTTCATGAATATTTTTAAAACATCTACTAGCATAAAAGACATAGTTTTTATTTTTATAACGAACTATACTTTGTTGCATAATTGCTTGTTTAACTTGTTTTAACTCCATCTTACAAATCCTCTATCCTGATATATATTCCGGGCTTTTCAGCCCAAAATTTTTCCACAATTTCACTTGCCACCAAATTATCATCTGCCCAATACCCCAACTTTGTCATTACATCCTTGAGTAACTTCTGTAAATTGTCCGTATCCGGCTTAGTTATTTTATACTCACCGTCTCTGTGATTTTTTCTCGGGAAACACCATTTTACAATAAGCCGAACTCCACCAATATATTTTTTTACTGGAACAAATCTAGCTAAATGTGACATAAGTTTTAAGCGGGCGTCTTTTAAATTAGACGGCTCATAAAAAACCGGTTTACCTTTTATCACACTGACTTTCTTTTCTTGATGAGTAACAGTTGGTGGAATAATTGCAACAAAAAATTCAGTTGTCATAATCAACACCACTCCAACATCCTGATTCAGCGTCATATTTTATCGCTTCGGAATTTTTTATATTATTCCAGATATAATTTAAAATTTCAGGTTGCATTATAAGCCATTTAATAACTTCACTATTTTGTATTTTAAATTCTTTGCCCGGAATTGAATGTCTCAGTTCAGGCATTCGTTTAACTGCATCTAACAATTTGCTTCTTTGTGTTCTCATATTTTTTGTTCACCCCTCAGTTTTTGTTTTACTCTTGAAAAAATTTTTTGTCAGTGACAGGGGGAGGCGTTGTTGTGCGTGAGCTTCGCACAACGACTTACCCCACTGACCCGTGAGGGAAAGGGAAAATTATATATTTATATATATAAATTTCCTTCCCGATTTCCCGATTGCGCTCTAACCCACATTTTTACGCGGTTTTCAAGACTTGAGGGAAAAAGGGAAATTTCCTTGTTTTTTCCCAATTTCCCTTGAGGGAAAAAGGGAAATTTCCCTTTTTTTCCCGATTTCCCTCTCGAGATTTAAATTATTTTTCATATATAAATCCGTTTTTAATATACAGATTAGAGCTTGAATTAACATAATTTCTTATGGTTTTTTCTGATTTTTCCATATATTCCGCAATCATTTTGAGTGTCACATCACCATCAATTTTACAAACTTCATATGCCGTTTCAATTGTTTTTTTATTTTCTCTTTGTTTAACATTCTTTTTATTTGATTTAGATTTCCAAGAATGAGTATCAGATTCAGCTGATAAATCCTTAAGAATATTTGTATCATCTATTCTGTGAATAGGGTAATCGAACCATAAATTAATTGGTTCAAATTTAGGAAATTCTCTTAACGTTCCATCTATACGCCATGCTGTACGGCTTTTATTTTCATCTTTAACCTTCTTAATATCTTCAATCATCAGTTTATATGTATTACTCTGTAACAATTCTGCTGAAAGTTCTAACATAGTCCTAGCGCTGCATAAATCATCCTGAGAAACCTCGTTATCTTTACTAAAACGTTTTATCCATTTGTAGCATGTTTTACACACTAAAACATCTTCCTGTTGTTTTAAAACATCTTCTGTTAATTCTAATTCTATCAAATCAATAAGAGCGTCAGGGTCACGAGCAAAAACTCCGCTGCCGGATGCCCTATCCATACTTCTTTTGCCGCCTTGTGCTCCCTTTGAATGATGATGGCAATATATTACCGCACAGCCCAATTCGGTACAGACCTTGTCAAACTGATTACAAAACTTTGCCATTTGGTCCGCGCTGTTTTCATCTCCTGTAATAACTTTATATATTGGGTCAATAATTATTGCTATATAGTCTTTTTTCACGGCTCTTCGAATTAGTTTAGGCGCCAGCTTGTCCATTGGCGCTGATTTTCCTCTTAAGTTCCATATATCAATATTATTAATGTTATCAGGATTCCAGTTTAAAGCAGTATAAACATCTTTAAATCTATGAAAACAGCTTGCCCTGTCCAATTCTAAATTAACATATAAAACTCTGCCTTTAGTACAATTCCATTTCAGCCATTTCTTGCCTTCAGCTATAGCACAGCACATTTCAATCAGAGCATATGATTTTCCGGCTTTTGAAGGTCCAGCTATAAGCATTTTATGACCTTGTCTTAATACTCCATCAATAAGAGATGGTGACAATTCGGGTAGATTATCCCAAATACTTGCAATGCTTTCAGGTTCCGGCAAATCATCATTAATTGTTTCAATCCATTCTTTCCATTCTTCGAAACTGGATTTTCCAATGTTTGTAGATAATAAATATTGTTTTTTCCCATTTCTTATAATTCCTGGCATTCTAGATAAGCGTGATGGATTTTTATTTTGTTTATCTATAATTAAACCATTCTTTTCACAAACCTTATATAGATATTCAACTCTTTCTCTATATTCACTATAATTATATGCCTCAATTTTCACTATAGCGTGGAGACTTTTCCCTGCACTGTACACAAGACATGCAACAGGTAATTCCAGTTCCTCAATAATAGCTTTTTGACGCCCTAAATCCATTACATCTGATTCAACCAAAGCATATCTAAAATCCGTAACGTTTTCATTTTTTATACCTTTACCATCAAGAGGGTTAAAACGTATCCAAGCTCCTGCCTTTTCACTATAATCACCAATAACCTTACATATATCTCCTTCACACTTTGAAAGCTCCTGAATTAACCTTCCGGCCGTCCTGTCACACAAGCCTTTAGACGGGAGGTACTTTCCGTTTTTCTCCCAGCTCCGAGTGACATATCCAACGTTTTCATTTGCTTCAAACAGTGTTTCTAAATATGTAGTTAATTGTTCAACAGGATTCCATTTTTGTGGTATGCTAAATTCACTTGTTTCAATCCACCCTTTATCGATTACAACTAAATCATCTTTATTGCCTATCTCAGAATTCCAATCAAAAGCAACATCTTCTTTATGAAATTTAAAACCATTATCCTGTGCCATTTTCACTATGGTTCCTGCTGTTATAGGAGAACTTGAACCGGAAAAAGTATTCCACTTTTTCTCACATTCCCCAGCATGATAACGGTTAGCGTCACGTTTGCTCCAATCATCCCAATCCTGTACTGTATATCCTTCATATTTAAGTGCCATTCCAACATTAACCCAATCCTGATAATCAAGAAATGATGGTTCTATATATTCAAGCAGTTCAACCAAATTAATGTTATTTTCCATATCCTATGCTCCTAATTCGGGATTAAATGTAGCGGGGTTAATACCATTTGGAACTCTCCACCCATTAGCAGATATTCTCGCAATCAATTTGCTTGCAGCTTCAAACTGCCATGTTCCAACATGTTTAAATCCTTTTTGCTCTAAGCATCTAATTTGTTTTGGCGTTGTCAGTCCTTCATTTTTACGTTTCTCAAGTCTGTCTAAAATTTTCGCAGCTTTACCGGAGTTTTCAATTTCATCAGGCATAATACCCAGCTTTTCGAGTGCGTTTTTCTGCTTGTCCGTTGGCGGTGACATTTCCCAGCCAAATGCCGGAACATACCCTGATAAATCTTCTGCTTGTATACTCATTTCAAATTGTATAGGGTCCACTAATTTGCGTTTCCTCTTTTTCATTTCCGACAACTGTTTAGCAAGAGCTTCTTCACGCTGCACAACAACATCTTCACTGGCTTGAACTTCTGCTTCTTCTATATCAATCGGACAGCCTGAAGCTTCAAGATTTTCAGTCATTTTTTGAGCAACTTCTTCATTTTCGCATATTAGATGAGCCGGTCTACAAAGTTCATGTCGTTCAGTGTGCCAAAGAAAATCAAGTATTAACAATTCAGTTTTACCGGTTTCAGGTGATAAACGTGTTCCCCTGCCTACCATTTGGCAATATAAACTACGTACCTTAGTTGGCCTTAATACAACAACACAATCTACACTGGGACAGTCCCAGCCTTCTGTAAGCAACATGGAATTGCAAATAACATTATATTTGCCTGAATTAAAATCGTTTAAAATCTCTGACCTATTATCACTATTTCCATTTATTTCTGCAGCCTTAAAACCATTTTCATTCAAAATATTGCAAAACTTTTGACTGGTTTTTACTAGCGGCAAAAAAACTACTGTCTTTCGCCCATCACAATATTTTTTCATTTCATCCGCAATCTGATATAGATATGGTTCAAGAGCTGTACCTAAATCACTCGTTTTAAAGTCTCCAGCCTGTGTTCCCACTTCTGTTAAATCAAGTTTTAAAGGAATTGTTTGAGCCTTAATTGGTGATAAAAATCCTTCTTTAATTGCTGATGATAATGAATATTCATATGCCATGCTCTCAAAAACCTTACCAAGATTTTTCATATCACCTCTGTCAGGCGTAGCTGTTACTCCCAATAATTTTGATTCACTGAAATAATCTATTACTTTTTGATAACTGTCTGATATACAATGATGTGCCTCATCAATAATTATAGTATCAAAATAGTCTGTATCAAATTGGTTAAGACGTTTCTGACGCATCATTGTTTGAACGGAACCAACAACTATACGATACCAGCTGCCTATACAACTTTCTTCTGCCTTTTCAACCGCACATCTTAACCCGGTTACTTTT